CATCAGCTTCTCGGGCGTCAGCGTGACCAGGTCGAAGGTCGGCGCGGTCCGCGTGCCCGTGGCGGCCGGGGCGGTCCAGTAGGCCGTGAGGCCCCCGGTGCGCTTCGGGATCTTCGTCGAGCCCGTCGTGGCCAGCGGGATGCGCCGGCAGCGGGGGAACACGGTCCCCTCGGCCTCGACGTTGCGGATCAGCTCGGGCCGGAACTCGTCGGGGATCAGGTAGCCGCCGGCCGTGCCGGTGCCCGGCTCCATGTCCGCGCGGACCGCCTCGGCGATCTCCCTGACGGCCGGCGTGACCAGGTCCGAGCGGTTCCACAGCGCCGCCGCACGCTCCACGAACCACGCGCCGAAGCGTGTGGCCGTCTCGTCGGCCAGGAACGCCCGCTGGTCGGCGAGCATCTCGCGCCGCGCCGACAGGCCCGCCGGGACCACGACGTCGCGGGCGATGGGGATGCCCGCCTTTTGGAAGGCGCGCAGCGCCTCGGCCTGGGCGTCGTTGGCCTCCTTCAGCGCGGCCAGCTCGGCCTGCATCTCGACGACGTTGATCGTCTCGACCGCCTTGGCCTCGTCGGTCTTGAGCCACTCGCCCGCCTCCTTGACGTGGTGGGCGAGTGCCTTCTCGTCGCGCTGGTCGACGGGCAGGGCCATCTGCGCCGTCAGCAGCGCCAGCAGCTTCATCAGCTTGTTCATTCGTAGCTCCTGTGTGCTCTGTGAGCGTCTTGTCCATGGTGCGTGGTCAGGGGCCGCCCAGCGCCGCCAGGGCGCTGCGGAGCTCCCGGTGCCCGGCCGATGCGCCGGGCGCGGCGTCCGGCTCGGTCCCGTGGTCGGCCGCCGGGCGGGGGCCGTCGGGCGAGCCGGCGCCGTCGTGCGCCAGCGCGAGGGTTTCGTCGGTGTGCGCCTCGAGGCGCTGCTGCGTGTCGGTCAGGGCGGCGGCCGCCGCCTCCAGCCGCTCGATGCTGCCGGCCAGGCGGTCGAGAGCGGCCTGCACGACCGCTTCCGCCACGCCGCCGGTGATGCCCGGCCCGCCGTCGTCGGCGGGCGCCAGCCCCAGCTCGCGGAGCCTGGCCAACGCCTCGGCGTTCATGCCGACCGCGACGGCCGAGACCTCGTGCAGCTCGCTCGTCGTGTAGACGAGGGTCTTGCGTCCGTCGATGCTGCGCGTCTCGTGCTTCAGCGGCGCGAAGCCGACGGACACCGCGCGCATGTGGCGGTCGCGGTAGAGGCTGCGGTACTCCCGGCCCAGCTCCGTGTCGGCGAACTTCACGCGGCCGACCAGCTCGCGGCCGCCGCCGTCGCGGTCGGCCACCGCGGGCGAGCCGGCGACGAACGAGCCGATCACCGGCGAGCGGCCGTCGGCCAGGCGGTGCTGGTGGGCGGCGAGGAACACGGGGTTGGTGCGGAAGGCGTCGAGCTGCCAGCCGTCCTGGTCGATGATCTCCCCGGCGCGGTCCACGCTGTCCGTCGAGCAGACGACCTCGACGTCGTAGTCGGCGCCGTCGGGCGCGATGTCGCGGACGACGGCTTGGAGGTGGCGGAGGGGGGTCTCAGGCTGTGGCATGGTCGGTCTCCTGGCCCTTGGCCGGATCGGCGGCGCGCGTCTCGCGTTCGCGCCGGGCCAAGAGCATCTCGTCGTACGTGCACCAGCTCGCCGGCGGGGCGGGCGGCGCGTCGGCCTTGCCGCCGGTGCGTTGCCGCATGGCGATCTGGACGCACTGGCAGTTGTAGGTCTCCTCGGGGCGGCGGGCGGCGTGGTCGCGGGGGAACATCAGCCGCGCCGCGCCGAGGACGAACGGCTCGTCGAGCGGGATCGGGTGGGCCATGTACCGCCGCTCGGCCTGGATGTGCAGCGGGCGGCGCTTGCCCGGCCCGCGCGAGTGCAGCCAGCCCTTGTGGGTCATGCCCGCCGCCTGGTGGCCCTCGTGGCGCGCGGCCGAGAGCGTCTCGCCGACGGCGTTGGACGCCATGCTGACCGCCTCCTTGCGGCGGTTGCCCATGACGGACTGGACGCGCGTCGCCAGGTGGCGGACGTCCTCGCCGTTGGCGAGGCCCTCGGCGAGCTGGTTGCGGAGGTGGTGTCGGACGGTCCCGGTGATGCGGGCGCTGTGCGCCCAGGCGCGGCGGGTGAGAATCTGCTCGATGCGCGGGTGGCTCAGCAGGCGCTGCAGCGTGGCCTCGAGCTGCTCGCCGGACAGGCCCGCCTCGACCAGCGCCTGGCGCAGGCCGAGCTCCTCGCCGTCGACCAGGGCGACGCGCAGGCGGGCGATGAAGGCCCGCGTCTCGTCGCTGGTGAACACCTCGGCCAGGATGCGCCCGACGACGCTGTCGTCGCGCGTGACGCCCTTGCCCTCGGCGCCCGTCGTGTCCTGGACGTTGCGGGCGATCGCCCGCTTGACGGCGGTCTCGACGCGGACGAACCGCACGCGCAGCATCGCCTCGGTCGCCCGCAGCAGCGGCCGCCAGGACTCCATCCATCGCTTCCAGGACCGCTCTCGCGCGGCGTCGGCAACGGCCCGCTCCACGGACTCGGTCGTCTCGCCGTCGTCGGGCGCGGCGGGGGGCTCCTCGGGCGGCTCCTCGGCCGGCGGCTCCTCCCCGGGCGCGCCGGGAAGGCCCTCGGGGAAGTTGGGCGGCGCCGTCGCCCCGGCGATCACGTCGGCGGCCGGCAGCAGGCCCGCCGGCAGCAGGCCCGCTTCGCCCCACGCCGTGTCGGGCATGCCCAGGTCCAGCAGGGCGTTGATCCAGTTGGGCGGGTAGCCCATGGCGAAGTACTTGCCGGCCGCGTCGAGGCGGCTGGTCCGCATGTCCTGGACGACCGGCTGGTCCTCGACGTCCCACCAGACCACGAGGCGCGGATCGAAGCGGCTCGCCAGCTCCTGGATGCCCCGCGTGAAGCCGTCCAGCAGCGGGAACAGCGTCTCCTGGTAGAACTGGCGGAGGGCGTTGGCGGTGTAGGCCGACGAGTCGCCCGCCGCGTCCACCCAGCCGGCGACCACCGGCGGCACGCCGTACAGGCAGCAGATCTCCAGGCGCGTGGTCCGCTTGCCCTGGTCGAACTGCAGGTCGGCCATCGACGTGCCGAACGGCGCGGCGGTGGCCCCGTTCTCGAGGATCAGCTCGCGCTTCGCCTTGGCCGCGCCGCGGTAGCGGGCGATGAGGCTCGCGCGGTAGTCCTCGCGCTGCTCGCCCGTCAGCGTGCCGGGGAAGGTGATCGTCAGCCCCGGCTCGGCGCCGTTGACCAGCATCGAGGCGTTGTAGAGCGAGGCGTTGTAGTCGGTGGCGACCGCCAGCCGCCCGGGAAGGCCCGGGCCCATGCCCTTCAGCGGGTCCTCGCCCGCCGACCACAGCGCCCAGTACTTGACCTCGTCGGGCGCCAGCGGGACCTCGCGGCCGGTCCGCGGCGAGCGCCACGTGTAGCCGATCAGCTCGCGCGTGCCGTTGTCGCCGTCCAGCCAGACCGGCGAGACGTGCCGGCCGTCGACGGCGTGGATCGAGCCGGGCCGGCGGCCGATCAGGTCGGCCAGGACCCAGGCCACCGAGCCGGAGAGCATCAGCCAGCCGACCGTCGACTCCATCAGCGCCGGCCAGTCCTGGTAGCTGTTGGGCTGGGCGAGCAGGTCGAACGCCGGGCCGCTCTCGACGACGGCGTCGTCGCCGCCGATCGCGCGGGTGCAGACGGTCCGCGTGCCCGGCCAGCGGCGCAGCGCCGCCGAGCGGCGGTCGACGGCCAGGCCGTAGCCCCGTCGGACGTGGACCTTCACGCCGGCCGGCTCGCGCGACAGACGCACGGGGATGCCCTTGGCCGACCGCTGGATGGCGCTGACGCAGCGGTAGGTCCACAGGCTCTGCTCGTAGGGCTTGAGGGGCGCGTTGAGGCCGCTGTCGGCGCCGCCCTCGATCCCGGCGGCCCAGAGCTTGCCCCAGGCGCTGTAGGTGGCGTCGCGCTCGACGACCGGCAGGGCCGCCTCGAGCATCGCCCCGCCGACCACGCCGTCGGAGCCGACGACAAAGCCCAGCGGGCTGTACGCGCCCGCGTGCGTCGTCACCGTCAGGTTGTCCGGCGTCCGTGCCGTCACGCCGTCTCTCCGTCGTGCCGGCCCGAGGGCCGGGCACACGCTGTCTGTCCGTCCGGCCGCCCTACGCCACCCACAGGTGGCCGCCGGCGGGGGCGATGGCCGCCGCCCGGCGCGCGAGGCCGCAGGCGTACGCGATGTCGCAGTGGCTGTCCTCGAGCAGCGGGTTGGGCGTCTCGGCCAGGCGGAGCTGCCCGCCCGTCTCGTCGGCCTGCACGGCGTACAGGTCGGTCGCCACGTACTTCAGCGGGCCGTCCATCGCCGGGATGCGCTGGTCGCCGTCGTCGAACGCCGTCCGCAGCGCCGAGCCGATCGCCCGCTTGTTGGCCGTCGTGAACGTCACGCCGCGCCATCGGTCGCCGAACTCCGCCTCCAGCTCCTCGTTGGCCTGCATGCCGAGGCCCGTGGCGTCGCCGCAGCCGACGGTGTCCGGCCGGGCCCGCATCGCCGTGGCGACCACCTCGCGCTGGAGGCCGAACGGCGTGTTGCGCATCAGCACCAGGTACGTCGGCGTGCGGCGCTTGCCGGGCGCCGCCAGGTTGCACCACAGGGCCGACACGTGGCCGCTGCGCGCCACGTCCCAGCCCAGCTCGTAGCGGCCGGCGTCGTGGCCCATGGCGTCGAAGAACGACGGGTCCCAGCCGGCGCCGGCGGCGATCTCCAGGACGTCCGTCTCGGCCCCGCCGTCGCCGCCGGCGGCCTGGAGCTTCGCCCAGGTCAGCAGCGCCGTCAGGTCGCCGCAGAACTCCAGCAGGTACTCGCGCCGCCAGCCGGCCTCGTCGTTGTAGCGGCGGCGCAGGGCGGCGATGCGCTCCTCGCCCGTGCCCTCGCCGCCCAGCGGCATGCCGTCGGCGACGGCGCGGTGGATGTCCACGCGGTGGACGCTGACCTGGTCGTCCGGGTGGTCGACCAGCTCGTAGAACTTGGTGTTGCGGCCGCGCGGCGTGGAGATGACGACCACGCGGTAGCCGCGCGTCGTCAGGGGGAACACCACCCGCCAGTGGTCGTAGCCGCCGGCGGGGAACAGGCCGAACTCGGTGAAGATGACGTTGCCCGTCAGGCCGGCCAGCGTGTCGGGCGAGCGGCCGGGCAGGGACGTGACGGACCCGCCGCCGGGCAGGTG